GACGGATCGTGACTTCTGGCAGCTCGTCAACAAGAACACGATCGTGTACTCTCCCACCCGCAAGGTGTACTACAGTCCGGGCGAGATCAAGGAAGAGACGGGCGTCCTCCCCATCAACTACATCTATATCAAGGCGATCAGCGGCGACAAGTCGGACAACATCCAGGGTATCGCGAACCTGGGTCCCAAGACGGTCGTCAAATTCTTCCCGTTTTTGGCGGATCACGAGAGCAATCTCGAGGAAATCAAGGCGGCTGCGCAAGCCTTGGTACCGACAGGGAAGCGCGAGAAAGAGCTCCTGAAGGCGCTTTTGGAGCAGTGGGAGGTAATTATCACCAACGTTCGTCTCATGCAGCTCGCCAACCCGATCATCTCGCCGCAGTCCACGCACTCGATCCGCCACCAGGTGGGGAAAGACGTGGGGTCGGTGAACGTCAGTGCCATCAAGCTGGCGCTCCTTCGGGACAACATCCAGATACACGACCAAGATTTCTTCATGGTCTTCAACGAGTACCGCGGTCGCTTCACGGCGGATACCAGAGAGGATTCCCAGAATGTCTGACCAGCTACCGGCCAACGACACCTTCGGACCGATGGGGCGCTCCTATCAAGAGAAGGTGGTTCAGGCCGTCATCCAGGACCCGCTCTTCGCAGAGCAAGTGATCGACGTCCTGGACCCGAAGTTCTTCGATCTCAAGTACCTGGAAGAGATCGCCAAGCTGGTCTTCCGTCACCGCCTGGAGTTCAAGACCTTCCCGTCGCCGGACCTCATCGAGATCATGGTGCAGAAGGAGCTGGACAACGACCTGGTCGCCCAGCAGTGCAAGGAGTTCCTGAAGCGTGCCAAGGAGAACCCGCTCGGCGGGGACATCGGCTACGTCGAAGGAACGTCCCTGGACTTCTGCCGTCGTCAGACGCTGAAGGAGGCGATGGTCTGTGCGATCGACAAGATCGAACAGAACGACTACGAGTCGATCTCCACCATCATCAAGGACGCCCTCAACAAGGGCGCGACCCGTGACCTCGGCCACGAGTACATGGACGACTCGGGATTCGCGGCCCGCTCCAAGGCGAGCATCCGGAAGCCCATCCCGACCGGCTGGCAGATCATCGACAAGGAGCTGAACGGCGGCTGGGAGCGCGGCATCCTGGTGACCTTCATCGCTCCCACCGGCGCCGGCAAGTCCATGTTCCTGGTGAACTGCGGGGCGGCCGCGGTGGCGCAGGGGCTCAACGTCCTGTACGTCACCTGCGAAATGGCGGACTACAAGATCGGTCTCCGTTTCGACTCCTACTACTCGGGCGTCGCCATCAATGACGTGCCCAACGAGCAGGAGAAGGTGCGGGCGGAAGTCAAGGACAAGGCGAAGGGAGGGCTCTTCATCAAGGAGTTCCCGACCAAGACGGCCACGGTCCAGACCATCAGGGCGTACATCCAGCGCCTGACGGCCACCAAGAACTTCATCCCGGACATGATCATCATCGACTACGCCGACCTCCTCCGTTCGAGCCGCGGGTTCGAGCAGAAGCGGTTCGAGCTCGAGGGCGTGTACGAGGAGCTCCGGGCGATGGCCCAGGAGTTCAAGGTCGTCCTCATCACGGCGGACCAGACGAACCGCGCGGGTCTCGACATGGAGGTCGTCTCCATCGGTCAGATCGGCGAGGCCTACGCCAAGGCCACCGTGTGCGACGTCATCATGACGATCAGCCGGCGTACGGAGGACAAGCAGATGAACTGCGGACGCCTCTTCATCGCCAAGTCCCGACTCGGCCGTGACGGCGTGGTCTATCCCTTCACGCTCAACACGGCGACGGTCAAGGTCTCGGTGCTCAACCAGGGCGAGGATCCGCTCGCGATCTTCCTGGAGAACAACGACAACCTGAAGAAGAAGACGGCCGAACGCTTCAAGAAGCTCGGCATGGTCGACAACAAGAAGCCCGACTCCAACTAGGGAGATCCTCAGACATGAGCGCTTACTACGAGCCCCAAGGCTTTGCCTTGGAGATCTATAAGGATCGCTATGCCCTTCACGGGGAGGAGACCTTCCACGAGGGCTGCGACCGGCTCGCCACCGTGGTGGCCGGTGCCGAGACCAACGGCAACGTAGTCAAGTACCGGGCGGAGTTCTCGGAGCTCCTGAAGCACAACTACTTCATGCCGGGTGGCCGCATCTGGTACGGAGCGGGCCGTCCCAAGGGGCAGCTCCTCAACTGCTTCGTCATCCCCATCACCGACAGCTCGGAAGGCTGGGGCAAGAACGCCAACGACATGATCGTCATCTCCTCCAAGGGAGGTGGCATCGGGACGAACTTCTCCCCGGTCAGGCCGAACGGCGCCGACATCGCTGGCCACCGCGGTCAGGCCACGGGAGCCTGCAGCCCGATGGAAGGGCAGAACGCCTGGGGCAATGTCATCAAGGGCGGGGGCGGTCGACGGGTCGCCCTCATGTTCTGCCTCAACCTGAACCACCCGGACATCCTCGAGTTCCTCGACAAGAAGCTCGACCTCAAGCAGCTCAACAACGCCAACGTCTCGGTGAACTTTAACGAGGACCCGGAGCTCTTCTTCAAGAAGGTGAAGGCCAAGGAAGACGTCGAGCTCCGTCACGGCGGCAAGCTCTACGGAAAGATCCCGGCCGACAAGCTCTGGGAGCGCCTGATCTCCAACGCTCTCCACGGCGGTGAGCCCGGCATCCTCAACGGCTACCTCGCCAACAAGATGAGCAACATCGGCTACTACGCCGAGCTGCTCAGCACCAACCCCTGCGGCGAGATCTGGCTGACGGCCTACGACTGCTGCTGCCTCGGGTCGATGGTCCTCCCCCGGTTCGTGAAGGACGGGAAGGTGGACTGGGACCTGCTGAAGAAGTCGGTGGCCACCTCGGTCCGCTTCCTGGACAACGTCCTGACGGTGAACAACTACCCGCTCCAGGAGATCAAGGAGATGTGCTCGAACATCCGGCGCATCGGCCTGGGTGTGCTCGGTCTCCACGACATGCTCCTCCTCCTCGGGCTGAAGTACGCCTCGGCCCATGGGCTGGAGATGATCGACAAGGTCATGAACTTCATCAAGGTCTCCGCCTACGAGGCCTCGATCGAGCTGGCCAAGGAGAAGGGACCGTTCCCCGCCTTCGACGCGGAGAAGTACCTGAAGGGCGGCTTCGCCAAGACTCTGAAGCCGAGTCTCCGCGCTCTCATCCGGGAGCACGGGATCCGGAACTGCGCCCTCCTCACCATCCCGCCAACCGGGACCACGGCCCTGGTCTGCGACTGCTCCTCAGGGATCGAGCCGCTCTTTGCCCCGGCCCACATCCGGAAGTTCCGGAAGGGCGACCTGTTGGCCCAGGAGATCGTCATCCACCCGCTCTTCAAGCAGTTCGTCGAAGAGGGGAAGAGCACGAAGCACTTCCAAGGAGCGTATGACCTCAAGCTCCGGGACCACTTCGAGGTGCAGCGGGCCTGTCAGAAGCACATCGACAACGCGGTCAGCAAGACCATCAACGTCATGCCCGGGACCTCGGCAGAGGAGCTCAGTGACCTCTACATGGAGTACTTCCCGGAGCTCAAGGGCGTGACCATCTACCCCGAGGGGAGCCGAGAAGACCAGCCCCTCACCCCGCTCTCCATCGAGGAAGCCTTGGCGGCCCTCAAGGGGAAGGGGGACAAGATCCTCATGTCATATTCAAAGGACGCGTGCAAGGACGGTTCGTGTGACATCTAGCCTGTACTCAGGCAGAAAGTCGTGGTATAATGGATTTCACAATGGCACTCCCGGTACCAGAGAATCTGGAAGACGCTGCCCTCGTGACCCACAAGGGTTGCATGGACGGCGCGGGATGCGCGATCATGTTCATGTTGGCGGGCGGGAAGCGTGAGAACATCCACTACGTCGCCGCCGGCATGGTCGAGAGGTTCGTCAAGAAGGATCCCGTCTTCCAGTCGAACAAGTTCCTGATCTTCGCGGACGTCGGGCTCAACACCCCGAAGTACGCCGAGGTCCTCGAGCGTCGTGGCAACCTGGTCCTCATCGACCACCACGACACGTCGCTCCACCTGCTGGGCCGTCACTGGGCGGAGATCGAAGAGAAGAACCAGCGCTGCGGCACGATGATGCTCAGGGACTACCTGATCAGGATCGACGACGAGAACAAGGTCGGATTCGGGCGGCGGCTCAAGAGCACGAGCTACCGGATTTTCGCCGAGTCCATCGACGACCACGACCGCTGGCTACGCCAGAAGCTCCCGTTCTCGGAGGACCTGGCGACCTTCATGGTCTTCGTCGGCCAGCAGGACTTCATCACCCGCTTCGCCGACCCGAAGGACCGGATCTGTCAGAACATCGCGCTCGGTCGTGGCAAGGTCTACTTCACGCAGTTCGAGGACGACATCATCAACATCCTCGACAGGCGTCGAGATGAGGCGATCGAGGAGGCCATGAAGAAGGTCACGGTGAAGGAGATCAAGCTCTCCGACGGGACCCAGGTGATCGGAGGGTTCGTCGTCACCAACGAGCCCAACATCTCTCTCCTCCTCAACCGGCTCCTGGAAGTCTACCCCCAGGTGCAGATGGCTGTCAGCGTCTGCATCGAGAAGGGGGCGGTCGGGATCCGCTCACGTGCCGGCGAGCTGGACGTTGGCCGGATAGCCGGCCTACTTGGTGGTGGCGGCCACAAAGGCGCCGCGGGGCACAGGCTTCCGCAGGATCTGAGCGAAGTAATCCTGGAGCACATCTATGGCTGATATCCTCGGAGTCTCGTTCGACGACATCTTCGTCAAGCTCCTTCGGAAGCTGAGCCGGAACCCCGACTTCGTCTGCGCCCCGCGTGGACAGAAGATCAAGGAAGACCTGGCCCTCACGCTCGTCCTGACGGACCCGCGGTCCCGCTTCATCCACAACCCGGCCCGGAAGTCGAACTACGGGTTCGCGGCCGGGGAGTTCCTCTGGTACTGGCAGGGTCGCCGGGATCTGGAGATGATGCTCTACTACAACCGGCGGATGAAGGACTTCTCGGACGACGGCCACACGCTGAACTCGGCGTACGGCTACCGGCTCCGGGCGGGGTCCGACCTGCTGGACATGGACAGCCAGTGGAACAACTGCATCGCCACCCTGTCGGGGGACTCGGACAGCCGACGGGCGGTCATGACCATCTTCGCCCCGATCGACGCGGACGTGGCGGTGCACCAGGGATCGAAGGACGTGCCCTGCACCCTCTCGCTCCAGTTCTTCATCCGTGACGGCGCGCTCCACCTGCACGTCCACATGCGGTCCAACGACGCCATCTGGGGCCTGACGAATGACCTCTTCAGCTTCACGCTCTTCCAGGAGTGCATGTTCCTGGACCTGAAGCGGCAGAACCCGAAGTTCGCGGACCTGCGCCTCGGCCAGTACTACCACACGGCCGGCTCGCTCCACCTGTACGAGCGCCACTTCGAGATGGCCGAAGAGGTCATCAAGCTCTACGACGAGGGCTTCAGGTGCTACGACGCCATGCCGGCCCTCACCAGCCTCGAGTCTCTGGACAAGCTGGGCTACGACGAGGAAGAGCTTCGCAAGCGTTACATCGACCAGATCCAGCTCTCCAAGTACGAGGGCGGGGAGCTGTGGCTGGCCGACGAGTTGAATGTACACCGGCAAAAGAGGGACGCCGAAGAGTCCCTCAAGGGAGACAAGAAAGCAGGCTGAACATGGGACAGAACATCCGCGATCAGATCAAGGACCTCGAGATCGAGGTCGCCCCGAGCTACCCGCCCAAGGAGTACTCGAGGTTCGACGACTTCACCCGGGTCACCGACCTGCGACGCGGTCAGGATCTGCTCTACATCGGGTCGAACGCGTACTTCCCCTCGGTGAAGCGCAACGTTCGCACCATCACGACCGTCAAGAACAAGCGGGAGCTCGAGAAGCTCCTGTCGGCGGAGCGGGTCTTCGACCGCATCTTCATCGCCCGGGAGAACGTCCTGGACGAGCGGTTGGTCACGGCGGCGGTGCAGCTCACCGCGGCCAACGGACTGGTGTGCTTCTTCTCGGAAGACGAGGGGCTGCGCGCCGGGTTCCACGAGATCGTCGAGAAGAACTACCCGACGGCCCAGTCGTGGAACTGCAAGTCCAACGTCGGTCCGCTCGTCATGACCGACGCCAAGGGCAATCCGTCCTACCAGGATTGATTGTCCCTGTGACCTCCGCTCCCATATTTAATCAGCGGAGGATCACAGAATGAGCGCACTTCCCCCCGACATGTTGTACGACGTCTTCAAGCGTCAAGAGGAGTTCATGGAACTCCTGCGCGTGAACGACAAGCTTCCCGAGTGGCCGGTGGACCTCACCACCAAGCCCGGCCAACGCCTCATCAAGGAGACGGCCTTCAACCTCTCCGACGAACTCCACGAGGCGATGGCCACCCTCAAGAACAAGATGCACCGGCTGACCGACGATCGCACCCTCGACTTCGGTCACTACAAGGAAGAGCTCGGGGACGCCTTCGCGTTCTTCCTCGAGATCTGTCTCCTCAGCGGGATCGGGGCGGACGACCTCTACGAGGAGTACTGCCGCAAGAACAAGACCGTCAAGGAAAGACTGGCCAAGGGCTACTGATGGGCCGGTTGCCGGGAGACATCTGCGCCAGGTGCCTGACCCGTCAGGGGACGGAGATCTGGACGGAGGGTACGATGGCCTACATCCACGGCGCGTACCAGATGTACTGCAAGGTCTGCGTCCTGACCTGCCAGATCCAGCACGCCAAGGAACGGGCGGCGGCGATCCCGGAGATGGAGCGGGAACTGGAAGAGCTGAAGAAGGTGGTGGATGGATAGAGGGTACGAGTGCCACCTGACGTTCGACGCTGAACAGGCGAAGCTCGCCGAGGCGTCGTGTCCCTACGGCTGGAAGTTCAGCCGGATCGAGGGCGATCCCGTCCTCGGCCAACGACTCTACTGCTACTGGACGGCGTGGCACGGGTCGCAGGGAGTGATCGAAGACGAGATGCGCGGCGCCATCAGACTGGCCAATCGCAACGGTCTCCCCCTGGTCAGGGCGAAGATCGAACACATCATCTACGACCAGAGGTACTAATGAGCGTAGTCATCAATCTCTACGGTGGACCGGGCACCGGCAAGTCCACCTCGGCGGCCTACCTCTTCTACCTGCTGAAGTCGCAGGGGAAGAACGCCGAGCTCGTGCGGGAGTACGTCAAGGACTGGGCGTGGGAGGGTCGCACGATCTCCACCTACGACCAGATCTACCTGCTCGGCAAGCAGGTCCGTCGGGAGAGCTTCCTCTACGGGAAGGTGGACATGATCGTCACCGACGCCCCGATCATGCTGGGCATCTACTACGCCAGCAAGTTCTCTCCCCTCTCGGTCAGTGAGGGAGTCCGGGCCATGACCCTCGCCTACTACCGGCAGGCGGCCGAGGACGGCCACCAGCACCACCACGTCTTCCTGGAGCGCACCAAGCCGTACAAGCAGGAGGGTCGGTTCCAGAACGAGGAGCAGGCCAAGCAGATCGACAACGGCGTCTATGGGATGCTGTCCGACCTGCGGATCCCGCTTGTCCGATGCGGGACGCAAAGAGAAGATCTAGACGAGCTACTTACCACTCTGAAGGTAAACAACCCCAAGGCTTAGCCTGGAGACTCTCGCGATGAAGCGCACGACAAAGCTCAGGATCTTCTACAAGTCCAAGTCCTCAGGACAGGGTCACAATCCCTACCACACGGGCGGACTGGCGGCGAACGCGCTGCACACCGTCGGCGTCCTCCGTCGGGAGGGTGTAGACGTAGACCTCGTCGCCGTGTCCAGCTTCGACGAGCTGGCGGCCTACCTTCGGGCCAACCCGGACATCACCCACGCCGTCATCGAGGCGGTCTGGGTCAAGGCGTCCGAGGTCGTCCTCCTGTCCCACGCCCACCCCCACCTCAAGATCGTGGTGCGGGCGCACTCCAAGATCGGGTTCCTCCAGGTCGAGCCCGAGGCCATCCCGGTCATCCGGGCCCTCATCGACCTCGGGGAAGAGTACCCGAACATCTCTTTCTCCAGCAACAACCAGGAGTTCTGCAACTCTCTCGGGGAAGTCTACGGCGACGTGCTCTACCTGCCGAACCTCTTCGACTGGGACGGGTCTCCCCCGAAGAAGCACAGCCACGATCGCATCCTCAGGCTGGCTTCTTTCGGTGCCACCCGGCTCCTGAAGCTCCACTCTTCCGCGGCACTGGCGGCCCTTCAGGTCGCCGTCCGCCTCGACCGGCAGCTGGAGTTCTACGTCAATACCGACAATACCCCGGGAGGTCACAGCGTCCGGAACACGATGCGGAACCTCTTCGCTGGTCTCCCCTGGGCGAAGCTGATCGAGGTGAGCTGGCAGGACGCGGCCACCTTCCGGGAGACCATCGCTGAGATGGACCTGGTCTTCCAGCTGTCCGCCACCGAGACCTTCTGCCTGGTGGCCGCGGACGCCGTGTCCAGCGGGGTGCCAGTGATCGTCGGAGAGGCCGTCAGCTGGGTGCCGGAAAGGTACCAGTCCAACATCGACGACACCTCGGAGGCGGCAACCGAGGCCATCCGCGCACTGGAGAGCAGCCACAAGACGGTCAAGGTGCAGCAGGAAGCCCTGAACGACTTCGTGGAGTCTTCGACTCGGATCTGGCGCACGTTCCTCGGGATGCCGAGCGGACGGGAAAGCCGTAAGAACCTCTGGTGGATTTTCTAAAAAGGAGCAGCACATGGGATTCAATCTCGAACTGAACGGCAACCGCGTCGCCATCGACCTCGACGAGGTGGGTGACCAGACGGAGAGCGGCCTCTACGTCCCGCAGACCGTCTCTCAGGAGGGCCCGAAGAAGGGCAAGGTGGTCGCGGTCAGCGAGACCTACCTCGTGAACGGGGCGACGGTGACCAGCAAGTTCAAGCCCGGAGACGCGGTCCTCATCGACGCCCTCGGCGGCATGAAGGCGACCATCAACCGTCGTGAGTACCTCGTCGTGCGGAACGAGGACATCCTCGGCCGCTACCTGCCGGAGGAAGCGTGAGCGCCTTCAAGCACCGCGGGGAAGACATCTCGGTCGACGAGGCTCCCCGCTTCAAGGAAGAAGGCTACACCGTCGACGGGAATGGCAAGGTGGTCTACAAGGCGAGCAGCCGGGTAGGCACGGCGTTCAACACGAGACCGGACAAGGCGGTCGACGACGTCAAGGAGATGATCGACAGAAACCTGGACGCGAAGTAGCAGCTGTGATATAATACTCCTATGCTCAAGGAGTTCGCCTCCTTTCACAACCATTCTCACTTCTCGGTCTTCGACGGCCTCTCCCTCCCGGAAGAGCTGCTGAAGGCCGCGAAGGAGAAGGGTCTCAAGTCCATCGCCCTCACCGATCACGGTGTGACACACGGTCACGCCGACTGGTACCTGATGGGGAAGAAGATGGGCGTGAAGACCGTCTTCGGCGTGGAAGCCTACGTCATCCACGACCTCAAGGAGTGGAAGGCGCTGAAGGGGGAGATCGACTCCCAGAAGCGGAAGGGCGCCAAGAAGGAAGACAACGAGTACACCGCCGACGGTGACGTCGTCGATCCCAAGGCCCTTCGACGCAAGGGCCACCTCGTCATCCTCGCCAGCAACCGGGAGGGTCTCAGCAACCTCTACCAGCTCACGTTCAAGGCCCACAAGTTTGGCTTCTACCAGAAGCCACGCATGGATAAGGTGATGCTCCAGGAGCACGCCAAGGGCCTGATCGCGACCTCGGCCTGCATGGGCGGCGTCATCTCCAAGCGGCTGTGGGACCTGAAGGAAGGGTCCTGCACCTGGGAGGACGTCAAGAACGAGGTCCTCGACTACGACCGGATCTTCGGCCGTGGCCGGTTCTACCTCGAGCTCCAGTTCAACGAGATGGACAAGGAGCAGAACTACATCAACACCTCCCTCGTCCAGCTCCACAAGGAGACGGGCGTCCCGCTGACGGTGACCACGGACTCACACTACGCCACCCAGGCGGAGTGGGAGCCACGAGAGCTTCTCCACCTCATGGGCTGGAGCAAGAAGACGGTCGCCGACCTGCCGGAACAGAAGCTCGACTCACAGGTCAAGCAGCTCTTTGTGAAGTCTCCCGAGGAGATGTGGCTCACCTACGAGAAGCTGGCCGGTCACTGCATCGATCCGAAGACCGCGATGGAGGCGTTCCAGGGGACGCTCCTCATCGACAGCCTCATCGAGGACTTCGAGCCCGACACTCACCAGCGCCTGCCCACCCTCCCCTTCGCCAATCCCTACAAGGAGATGGGCATGCGGGCCATCGCCGGCCTGAAGAAGCTGGGACTGGCGGAGAACGAGATCTACAAGGACCGCCTCCTCTTCGAGCTCGGGGTCATCAAGCAGAAGGGGATCTCGAACTACTTCCTCGTCTGCCAGCAGATCATCGAGGAAGCCAAGAAGTACATGCTTGTCGGTCCAGGCCGCGGCTCAGCCGCCGGCTCCCTCGTGTGCTGGTGCCTGGGCATCACGGACCTCGACCCGATCAAGAGAGACCTGCTCTTCGAACGCTTCCTCGACATCGACCGCGCCGAGCTCCCCGACATCGACACGGACTTCGAGGATCCCAAGGCCGCCAAGCGGATGCTTCAGAAGATGTTCGGGGACGACAACGTCGCCTCCCTCAGCTCGTACGGCACGTTCCAGATCAAGGGACTGCTGAAGGACCTGGGGCGTGTGTACGGCGTCGACCACAACCTCATCAACAAGCTCAACCGGCAGATCGACAAGGAGCTCAAGGTCCTCTACGTGGACCAGGACAAGAGCACCCTCGTGGTCAAGCTGGACGACATCATCCGGGTCAGCCCGTCGTTCAACACCTTCGTGGAAGAGAACCCCGACCTGGGCAGCAAGATCAAGACTCTCTACGGCCGGATCAGGCACGTCACCCGGCACGCGGCTGGTGTCATCATCGGCGACAACCTGCCGGCGGAGACCAGCTGCTTCGTCGCCAAGGCCAAGGGCAAGAAGACCAAGGACAACGAAGACGGGGAGGACGACACACTGGCCGAAGAAGGCGAGATGGTCGTCCAGTGCTCGTTCACCGAGGGCATCGTCAACAAGAACCTCTCGGCCATGGGCTTCGTCAAGATGGACATCCTCGGGCTGGCCAACCTGCGCGTCATCCGGTGCGCCCTGGAACACATCAGCTCACGGACCGGCAAGAGCTTCGACGAACTCTACGAGGGACTGCGTTCGCACAACATGGACCTCGATGACATCAAGGTCATGAAGAACATCTTCTGGGACGGGAACTTCGGAGCCATCTTCCAGTTCTCGAACCCGGGCATCCGGGCGCTGGCCAAGCGGGTCAAGCCGGACAGCTTCGTCGACGTCTCGGCCATCTGCTCTCTCTACCGCCCCGGCCCGCTCAAGGGTGGGTATGACAAGGTCTACGTCACGGCGAAGCACGGGGAGATCGCCTCCCTCGGTCACCCGGTGCTGGACGAGATCCTCGGTTCGACCAAGGGCTGCCTCGTCTTCCAGGAGCAGCTCATGAAGGTCTGCTCCGTCTTCGGCAAGATGACGGGCAAGGAAGTCAACCGCGTCCGCAAGGTCCTGCTGAAGAAGGACAAGAGCAAGACGGAAGAGTTCTTGAAGCAGGAGAACGACGTCCTCTACGCCAGCTTCCACAAGGGCTGCATGGAGCACGGCTTCCCCGAAGACAAGACCCTGAAGCTCTGGGAAGACATCAAGGCCTTCGGCGGCTACGCCTTCAACAAGAGCCACTCGGATGCCTACTCCCTCACCACGATGCAGACGGCGCACCTGGCGACCTACTACCCGCTGGAGTTCTACACGGCGGCCCTGACGAAGGCGCAGGCCAACGCGATCCAGACTCTGGTGGCAGACATCCAGAAGACGGGGATCAAGATCCTCCCGGTGGACATCAACAAGAGCCGGGCGGCCAACATCATCGAGGGCCTGTGCATCCGGCTGGCCCTCGGACGTGTCCTCGGCGTGGGTCCGTCCGTGATCGAAAAGATCGTGGCCAACCAACCATACACCTCGTTCCAGGACTTCCTCGACAGGTCCAAGGCCAACAAGACGGCGGTCGAGGCGCTCATCCAGGTGGGAGCCTTCGGGTCTCTCCCCGGCTGCGGCAACATCAAGCGGCTCTGGGAGGCATACCGGAAGTGGACCGACAACGTCCTCGTCACCCTCGACGGGGAGCTGAAGATCGTCGACGAGAAGGTGTCAGGCGGTCCGAAGCTGGCCCGAGTCCAGTCGGTCAAGGGCCGTCCACGCTGGGACGAGCTCTACTCCCGGATCATGACGGATGAGAAGATCGAAGACTTCAAGCTCCACGAGAAGGTCTTCCTCGAGAACGAGCTCATGGAGTTCAGCCTCGCGGGTACTCCCTTCGAGATCCTCGACCGGAAGAAGAAGATCACCGCCATGTTCGATGGGGTGGTCTCCACGATGGAGGAGTTCCTCGGCGGCGAGGAAGAGATGACGATGCTCCCGGTCGTGGTGAAGGAGTGGAAGGAGAAGCCCCAGCGCAACGGGCAGATGTTCGCCTTCATCAAGTTCGCCACGGAAGACGGGGAGACGTTCGACGTCCCGGCCTTCGCGAACATGTGGAAGTGGATCTCACCCGTCATCCGCAAAGGCTCGGTCTACATCGCCACCTTCAACAGAGACATCGACGATGACCCCGAGCGCCTGAAGCTCGGCCGGCCGGGGTGGGCGCAGAGCCAGCATTCGACGATGCAGGCCTTCATCAATGTGGACGACATAAGTCTCTAGGGAGAAAACACCATGAAGATCTTCATCGCACTCCTCGCCTCGATCCTCGCCGTGAGCGGCGTCACCCTCAAGCTCAAGCCGAAGGAAGAGCCGACGATCATCTCGGAGAAGCAGGTCGCCTCCTGCTCCCAGTTCGTGATCGAGAACCGCGTCCCGGCCAAGGTCACTCTCACCTTCAGCTGTGGTGCCGACGTCGATGCCCCCGAGCTGGACATGGACCCGCACACCCGCCTTCAGGTGGACATCTGCGACCCTCGGGAGTACGCCTCCGCGCCTCACTGTTTCATCATGACCTGGTCGAGGAAGTAGATGACCAAGGACAACAACGGCCCGTACAGCATCGGGTCGACGTTCTGGCCTGGGCTCTCGAAGCTCGTCGAGGAGTGCGGCGAGGTCGTCCAGGTGGTGGGCAAGTTGCTTGGCACCGGGGGAGAGACCAAGCACTGGAACGTCCCCGACCTCAAACGCGCCCTAGAGGAGGAGATCGCCGACGTGATGGCGGCCTGCTCTTTCGTGATCGAGGAGTGCCAGCTGGACGCGGGGTTCGTGTACACCCGCTACCAGATGAAGAAGGAACGCTTCAAAGAATGGCACAACGGCAGCAAACTGTGATACAATAACAATCCTGGAGGCAACAATGACCATCGCAACCGTGCTCGCGTTCTGGTGGGTCGTACCCATCGTCCTGACCCTCGTGCTCTACAAGTTCGTGCTCCGGCTCTGCTTCGGGATGGTCTCCGTCTCGAAGGACGAGGTCGGCATCGTCGACAAGAAGTTCGCCCTCTTCGGCGCGAAGACCCTGCCCGACGGTGCCGTCATCGCCCTGAAGGGTGAGGCCGGCTTCCAGGCGGACACGCTGGCCCCTGGCGTCCACTTCGGCCTCTGGCCGTGGCAGTACGCGGTCACCCTCCAGAAGTTCGTGAACATCCCGGAGAACCACGTCGGGCTCATCGAGTCGCGAGGTGGCCAGGTTCCGGTGAACGGTCGAGTCCTCGCGCGAAAGGTCGAGTGTGACTCGTTCCAGAACGCCCGCGCCTTCCTCGAGGCAGGCGGAGAACGTGGTCCCCAGATCGCCATCATCACCCCCGGCACCTACCGCATCAACACGGTCCTCTTCTCCCTGAGGATCGTGGAGGCTCTCGAGATCCCCGACAACATGGTCGGCGTGGTCACCACCAAGGACGGCAAGCCCCTCTCGACCGGTGACATCGCCGGCGGAGAGTTCCCCGGCCACAACATGTACCAGGACGGCGAGGCCTTCATCACCGCCGGTGGCTACAAGGGCCTGCAGGAGCAGGTCATCCTGGCCGGCCTGTACTACATCAACCCGCTCTTCGCCACCGTGGAAGTGAAGCCGATGACCGAGGTGCCCATCGCCAATGCTGGCGTGGTCATCGCCTACGTCGGTGGGGTCGGTGTGGACGTCACGGGTGAGTCCTTCAAGCACGGCAACCTCGTGGTCCGTGGGCAGAAGGGTGTGTGGGTCGAGCCGCTGGACCCGGGCAAGTACCCGATCAACCCGTACACCCACAAGGTCGAGGTCGTGCCGACGGCCAACGTCGTCCTCAACTGGGCGACCGGCAAGACCGAGGCGCACAAGCTGGACGCCAACCTGTCCACCATCACGGTGCGTAGCTCCGACGGCTTCAAGTTCAATCTGGACGTGAGCCAGATCATCCACATCCCCCGGACCGACGCCCCCAAGGTCATCGCCCGCTTTGGCAGCGTGGCCAACCTGGTCACCCAGGTCCTGGAGCCGACCATCGGCAACTACTTCAGGAACGCGGCCCAGGGCTCGGACGCCATCGCCTTCCTCAAGGAGCGCGAGAAGCGCCAGCAGGACGCCCGGGCTTCCATCAACAACGCCCTGAAGGAGTACAACGTCGGAGCGGTGGACACCCTCATCGGTGACATCACCCCGCCGGACGCCCTCATGGAGACCCTGACGAAGCGGAAGATCGCCGAGCAGGAGAAGATCACGTTCGACACCCAGCGCATGGCCGAGGAGACCCGCAAGGAGTTCGAGCAGGCCAAGGCGATGGCGGCCACCCAGGCCAACGTCGTCGAGTCCCAGCGGAAGGTCCAGATCGCCGAGTTCGACGCCCAGTCGGCGGTCAAGAAGGCGGAAGGCGACGCCCAGTCCAAGACCATCAACGCCAAGGCGGATGCCGAGGTGCTCGTGGCCATCGGTGACGCCGAGGGCAAGAAGATCACGGCGGTCGGCACGGCCGAGGCCGAGGTCATCCAGAAGAAGACCGACGCGAACGGCAAGGCCAACTACGCCCTCATCGAGGTGGCACGCGCCCTCTCCTCGTCCGGTCACGCCCTGGTCCCGGAGATCATGGCCGGTGGCGGTCTCGACGGCAACAACCAGGGCGGCCTGGTGAACGTCCTCCTGGCCGGCCTCATCAAGGACGGCCTCTCGAAGAACGGCAGCAACGGCGGCGGCACTCCCGAGTCCCACTAAGGAGCCAACATGGCCAAGATCAAGATCACCTGGATGAGCGACGGAGCAGGCGTCGATAGCATCCACGAGAACGGTCCCAAGATGGCCAAGGACAGTTATCTTGGCCACATCACCCGCATCGAGGACGAGTGGTTCTTCGTCCAGGCGGGAGTCCAGAAGCCGCACGGTCCCTACGGTTCGATGGCGGAAGTTCGCCGAGCAGCTCTCAAGATCGTCGATGGGGAGTACATCTAGGTATGTCCATGCGCGTCGCTCTCGTCATTCCGACCATCCGGGAGAACTCCTTCAAGGACTTCATCTCCCGGTGGGAAGCCCTCGGTCTCTATCAGGCAGTCGACCTGATCGTGATGGAGGACAATCCGAAGAAGACCTTCGACGTTTCCAGCGTCGACAAGCGGTGGGGAGCGGTCCACCTCTGCTGGGAAGACATCGAGGCTGACCTCGGGAAAGACAGCTGGATCATCCCCCGGCGTTCGGACACGGTCAGGAGCTACGCGTACTACTACGCCTGGAAGATGGGTTACGACTTCATCCTCACCCTCGACGACGACTGCTACCCGCCGTCGAGGGATGTGGATGGACTCCAGTACGAGGACGGGGAGTCGTTCGTCGCCTCCCACCTCCAGTACCTGGAGAAGCGGACCCGGTGGTTCAACACCCTGAACAAGGTGAAGCCACGTGGCATCCCGTTCTACAACCTCGGTCGCAACGACAAGGTGATCGTCAATCACGGGCTCTGGACCAACGTGCTGGACTACGACGCCCCGTTCCAGCTGGCCAACCCGATCCCCGAGGAGTTCAGCTTCGACAACCGGATCGTGCCCAACGGCTCGTACTTCCCGATGTGCGGCATGAACGTCATGTGGCGCCGGGACGCGACGGTCCTCATGTACCACCTGCTCATGGGCCAGGTCCTCCACTCCAGAGAGAACAGCAAGATCTACACCCCGCCCCTGGGGACTCTCCTCACGGTCCCGGACTCTCCGGGCCTGGCGCTGGAGAAGTTGGCCTTCGACAGGTTCGGCGACATCTGGTGCGGCATCCTGATGAAGAAGATCGCGGACGTGAAGCGTCTTCAGGTCTCGACAGGCATGCCCTACATCCGGCACGAACGGGCCAGCAACCCGTTCGCCAACCTGAAGAAGGAAGCGAACGGCATCGAGGTCAACGAGAAGTTCTGGGAGCACGTCGACAAGGCTCAGATCTCTCCGGGGCTCGACCTGGATGGCTGCTATGGCGAGATGGGGCAACACATCGGAGCCTATTCGGAGTACCCAGAACACGCCCAGTACTTCAGGCGGCTGGGGGAAGCGATGGTCATCTGGTCCAAGCTCTTCCGGCGCCACGGCGGCGGAACTTCGGGAGTCTGACATGAAGCAAGACATCATCCTCTTCGAAGGACCGGACGGCGTGGGGAAGACCACCATCGCCAAGGCTCTCTCCAAAGAGATCGGCGTCCCGTACTTCAAGATGAACTCGGAGCACGACAACTGGCGCAAGGGGAAGTTCAAGGAGGCGCTGGAGTTCGACCAGACGTACCTCACCCAATTCCTCAAGCAGACCGGGTGCTCGGTCATCATCGACCGCGCCTGGCCGAGCGAGTGGGTATACTCCATGGTCTTCAAGAGGGAGACGAACTTCTCGGTCCTCTCTCAGCTGGACCGGGAGTGGAGTGAGCTCGGCGCCCGCATCATCATCCCGTGGCGTGAAGACTACACGAAGAACCGGGAGGACGAGCTGGTCCCGAAGAACAAGCTCAAAGAGATCCACGACGCCTACTTCGACTTCATGGAGTGGACGAACTGCGACGTCGTTCCAGTGAACGTGGACTACTACAAGAACGACACCAAGTCGGAGCTGGACTACATCATCCCGCTCCTCATGAGATAGGAGACATGATGAAGCGTCTAAGACTGGTCATCGTCGAGTCACCGTTCGCGGCCCGCAAGCCGGACGGCAGCTGGGATCCCGAGGGGGTGGAGGAGAACCTCCGCTACCTGCGGGCTGCCATGCACGACTGCCTGATCAAGGGAGAAGCGCCGTACGCCAGCCACGCCCTCTACACCCAGCCCGGCGTCCTCGACGACCAGGTCCCCGCGGAGCGGACCCTCGGCATCGAGGCAGGGTTCGCCTGGAACACCCAGGCCTCGGCTTCGATCTTCTTCGTCGACAAGGGCATCTCGTCAGGCATGAAGCTCGGGATCAAGAACGCCGTCGTCGACGGGCGGCCCATCGAGGTTCGCTCTCTCGCGGACTTCCGCACGGAAAGGTCGGAGGAAAATGAGGAAGAACTCAAGCGGCTCATCGGTGAGGCAGCGCTTGCGTACGCTCTTGAACGACGCAAAGCAGAAGAGGAGTGGCAAAATGACTTCTAGGGATTTCTGTTTCTGGCTGCAGGGGTTCTTCGAGATCCAGGATCCCAAGACCCTGGACGAGAAGCAGCTCGAGGCCGTGAAGAAGCATCTCTCTCTCGTGTTCATCCACGAGATCGACCCGTCCATGGGCGGCAAGAAGGAGCAGGACAAGCTCAACCAGGCGCACCACGGTCCTGGCAAAGACCTTCTCATGCGCTGCTAACTGTGGTATAATAGGTCTATGCGAATCGGATATTCCTACTGGGGCTTCCTCGGAGATCACAAACGCGAGGGCGGTGAGGCCGTCTCCACACCGGACGGGAACGCCGCATACTCCTGGAGCATCATCTGGGAGCTTCTGCAACGGGACTACACGGTCTACACGATGCAGAAGGATCGCGACCGCGAGGGCTGGATGAAGTATGGCCGGGACCTCTTCGCCTCGTTCAGTGAGGAGAAGCGGACCGAGGCCTACCTCGGCATCGAGCGGACCAACGGGGTGGACCTCCCCGAGCTGGACGTCCTGCTGGTCGAGTGGAGGTTCCCGATCTTCGGACGGAACTGCTGCTCGTGGGAGGGCGCGCCCTGCTTCCCCAGCGACGCGAAGAGCGGCCAGCCCATGATGGCCTCGGGGTACGCCGACAAGAAGATCGAGCTCCAGCCCGACCTCTTCAGGCAGTACGAGATCCTGCGGTACTATAAGGAGCGGGGCACCAAGCTCATCTTCTGGGACCTGGACCACAAGCTCCTGGGCCACGACGAGATCACCTGGTCTCCAGACGCGGTCTTCGAGACTTCGAAGAAGCCGCTGCACCTGGTCACCAGGCGGACCAGCGTGGAGTTCCCCACCATCGTGGCGGACCTCATGCAGCACCCGACCCTCGAGGCGGACGAGAACCGGAAGCTGGTCTACATCGGCAGCCGGTACGAGCGGGACGACGTCATCACCAAGTGGCTGAAGCCCGTCTCGGACTCTTTCCCGGGGCAGGTGGAGTTCTGGGGCAACTGGATGCGGACGGTCGAAGAGTGCAAGAAGCTCTGGCCGAACGTGAGCTACAACGACCGGATCACCATGGCGGACTTCCGTCGGGTCTACGGTTCGGCGGTGGCCTGTCCGATCCTGGCGAAGCAGAGCTACCTCGAGACAGGGTTCATCACCCCGCGTCCGTGGGAGGCGCTCATGTTCGGTACGATCCCGGTGGGGCTCGGCTCTCACCTCGGCATCTCTTCCTACGTCCAGCCGGGCCTCATCGCCGGCGACGGGTGGGACATGATCGAGGTGGTGAAGACCCTGACCGGACTTCCCCTCAAGGAGCGGGACCGCATCCGCAGAGAGAACGTCGAACAGATCGAGCACATGGACGCCCGGTACTTCGTCGACAGAATCGAGGACGTGGCCAATGATGTGGTGGACATGGGTGAAGACCTACTTATCGAGAAAGAAGGAGCCTGACATGGCACGTAAGAAAGAATCCGTTCGCTTCCTCGTCACCGACGGTGTGAAGCCGAACCGCGTAGGACCCGCCCGCGTCTTCAATCTGAAGGCGCCCATCGTCCTGAACATCCCTGCGGGGGCGTCGGTGAGGGTCCCTCTCGGGGTAAGCTGCAACTACCCCCTCCAGGTCTTCGGGACCCGTGGGTGTCTGCAGAGGGGTCTGACGGTGCTGGAGCCGAACGGTCCGACGTTGGACGCCGACACGGACCTGGTCCTCATCGTGAAGAACACGGGCAAGGAGACCCAGCTCATCGAGCAGAGCGACGTCCTGGCCCGCGCCTTCGTGCTGGACAACAACGACCTCGAGCTGGAGTGATGCCGACCTGGGCAGTCGTCGTGCTGCTGATCGTCTGGCTACTGGCGATCAACTACAGACAGTGGAGACCCTGATGGAGTTCTTCGTGATCATGGCCCTCATCGCCCTGCCCATCGCCGGTACCTTCTACGTTCGTAGACGGACCCGGAGACAGGTTCGCTTCTATGAGTCCAACTGATCGGCCCACCTGGGACGACGTCTGGATGGGGCTGGCTCTCACGCTGTCCCAGCGGTCCACCTGCTCCCGGCTTCAGGTCGGCTGCGTGATCGTCACCGAGGACAACCAGCAGGTCCTCGGGGTCGGCTACAACGGAGGTCCCAAGGGGATCTCCAACGACTGCCTCAGCCTGGAACCCGGCCTCTGTGGCCATCTCCACGCCGAGGTGAACGCCCTCATCAAGGCCAACTACACCAGCGTCGCGAAGAAGAAGATGTACGTGACCACCCAGCCCTGCTACCAGTGCGCCGTGGCCATCGTCAACGCGAACATCTCCGAGGTCGTCTACCAGAAGCCGTACCGGCTGACGGACGGTCTGGAACTGCTTGCCACAGCAGGTATCAAAATCCGTAAGCTGGACGGGTAAAACCGGCTGCAGCTTCCTATTTAGACCTGAGGAGCATCGCAAGCCATGAAGAAGACAATCACTCTCCCCGACGGATCCGTAGAGGTAGTCGAGGGAACCGCCGAAGAGATCGCCAGCTACGAGAAGGCCAGGAAGCACGACACGGCCAACGAGTCCCCGGCCCCGAAGTCCAAGAGGAAGATCCTCCTGACCGAGGAGCAGAAGGAGCAGTTCCGCCAGCTGATGCGGGACGAGATCCAGAAGCAGCCGGTCCGGTACGAGTTCCACAGCATGTGCGTGGGATGCGCCGTCTGTCAGCCGTGGCGCTACACCCACCCGATCTGGATCGCCCCGGTCCAGCCGTGGATCGATCCCATCCTGCCGTACGTCGGTGACCCGCTCCCCGGCCAGCACACCATCAGCTGGACCTCGGACAAGGTCGACCTGCAGCCCATGCTCGACGCCGGCATCAAGCCGTCGGTCGTGGCGGGCGGCGGCATCGGGAACCTTCCCTTCCTCGGAACCTACTCAAGCCAGGCGTAAGAGGGATCCGTGGACGACAAGAACAAGGATCTCGAACGCCTCAAGAACCCGGTGGCCCTCTCCGAGAAGGAGAAGAACATCCAGCAGGTCCCGTTCCGGATCCATAGGAACGACTACCAGGCGCTGAAGAAGCTGTTGAAGGGGGACAACTGGAAGCTCCAGACCCTGTTCACCGCGGTGGTCGACGCCTACATGAACCGGGACCCGCTGCTCATCAAGATCCTCGCCGACTGGAAGGAAGAGAACTCCATCCCCAAGCGGGCCAAGGAGAACTACAACCTCTCCACCAGAGAGCGCAAGGGAATCCTCGACGAGCTCGAGGACATGGGTGATCTGGAGCACGAGTGAAGCTGCTAGCTCTCACCTTCTCTCTCCTCCTCGTCCTGGGATCCTGCGCCTGGGCCGAAGGCACCACCCTTCGGAAGAACAAGTTCGGTCACGATCAAGTCTTCGTCTCTTTCCCCGTCAAGTGGAACTTCACCTGCGACTTCCCTGAGAAGTTCAAGGCCGACGTCCGCGACGGGTTCCGCTACTGGGACGACATGACGAAGAAGGATCTCTTTCAGGAGGTCCCCTGCGGCACGATCAAGAAGCCAGACCAGGGGATCGCGGTCGGTTGGTCCATGAAAGAGTACCTCGAAGATGGGGAGAAGGAGAAGGTCGCCGGGACCGCCTACATCTTCCCCGGACTCGAGGTCCCCACCGGCGGGGCGATCATGTTCTGGAAGGACTGGCTCACGGAGCGGAACGGGAACATCCGGCGCTCCGTGTCCCGTCACGAGGTAGGTCACCTGCTCGGGTTCGAACACAACACCCGCTGGGACTCGTGCCTGATGTACCCGTACGTCAGCACCGATCGCGTCAGCTACGAGGGACACGAGAAGCAAGCCTGCTGGTCGGAGTACCGCGCATTCATTCGCAACTATCGCTAACACCTGGAACCACTATTTTGGTATAATAGGACAGGTGAGCATGGACATCAACATCGAAATCTTGGCGCAGCTGAAGCTGTTCAACGAGAACCTGGCGAAGCTGACCGAGGCGTTCAACAAGCACTGCAACCAGACCCACTACGGCCCGACGTCTCCGCCGCCGGCGAATGTGAAGCCGGTCGCCCAGTTCAAGGAGAAGAAGTACTCCGAGCTAACCGACCAGTTCTCCGAGGCGCTGAACAAGGTCTATCGGGACAAGTACCTGGTGGACGACAACGCTTTCTTCTCGGCGCTCGGGTTCCCGATGATGGGAGACCAGCTCGACCAGACCCGGATGCAGAAGCTCGCGGGCATCAAGCCCAGGAAGCCGATGGACATCGACGGAGTCATCCTCGAGTACAAGTACACACCGCCCAAGAACCTCGACCACGTTCCGCTCGATGCTCAGTTCGGCTACCAAGCGAAGGGCTACGGCTGCAAGGACGCGAAGCAGTGCATGAAGCCGCACCCCCACTACGAGCAGGACTGCGAGTTCCGCTTGCCCTACGGCTCCTTCAGCTACGGAGCGGCCATGGAGATCTACCAGTCCAAGGGGATGGAGGGCCTGAAGAAGTACGCCCCGGCCGGTCTCGACGTGGAAGGCTACGTCAAGAAGTACGGCACTCACTGGATCGCCCCGTCGATGCCGTACGTCGATCCCGGCGAGTTCGACGACGAAGAGAAGACGGACCCGATGATCAAGCCGGCCACCACGGACCTCAAGCTCCAGCGGAAGAAGGACGGACTCTGCCCCGAGTGCGGAAAGGCCGGCGAGTGGAAGGCGATGGCGTGTGTCTGCCCCGAGCACGGCCGGTACATGGGATGAGCTGGATCGGCGACTGTTGGTGCTGTCCCGCTCCTCCGCGGGACGAGGGACCTCAAGAGAACGGATCGAACGTCGTGAAGCACCGGACCCGCGGTGGTCGTGGGGTGGTCGCTCAGGCGAACTCCAAGGGGAAGCGAGAGCTTCCGAAGAAGAAGAGGAAGCGATGAGAAGCCTGCAGCGGAACCAGCAGAAGCTGGCCTACGAGAAGTTCAAGAAGCTCTGGCGTGCCGAGAAGCGCTACCAGGCAGGCATCATCGCGAAGCAGGGGAAGCTGCCCGAGGGAGTCACTCCTCTCAAGCGGCGCCCCACGTTCAAGATGTGGGTCGACATCACCAAGACCTACAAGGCTCAGCAGACGGCAGAGCCGATCGAGGTTCAGGAGTTCGTCGATGAGACGAGCCTGGAATGGGACGAAGAGGAGGCGTTGCCTCCGGGAGATCCGCCGAGTGATAAAGAGGCCGAGGTTCAAGAGTAGCCACAGCACAAGAAGGATCAAGCTGCGGGCGAGCTGTTCAAGTCGCCAGGACGAAGCGGTAAGCAATGAGGACCGCGACGGACACTACCAGATACCGGGCAAGAAGTCGAAGAAGGAGCGCAGGCGGATCAGGCGCCGCTTCGAGGGAACGGGGGATGAATGAGAGTATGTCACTTCAGCGACTGGCACAGCGACCGGAACAAGCTTCCGGCGGCTGACCTGTACGTCTGCACAGGGGACATGTTCCCGAACTTCCCTCTCCTGCAGCTGGAGAACAAGTGGGGGCGTGACAAGAAGCTGTGGCGCGCCAACATGCACCTCTTCAAAGAGGGGGATGTCGCTCCTCCGGGATGGCCCGTCGGTCGGGAGTTCGATCCCGAGTTCGAGGCGGTGCACCAGAAGCGGTGGGTCAAGGAGGTTCTCAATTCCTACCGTGACCTCATGCCGGCGGAAAGCCGGGACAACCCGGTCATCTGCGTCCGTGGCAACCACGACTTCGCAGACCTCTCTGATGCGTTCGGAGGGGACGTGTGGGAGGTCAACCTAGATCCATCCCGGACCACCGTTGTTCACGGCCTGAAGGTCGGTGGGTGCCGTGGCATACCTCAGATCGTTGGGGAGTGGAGCGACGAGTTCGAGGAGAGCGGGAAGCCGCCGGAGGGTCTCATGATCCGTCCGAACCAGGGGAACTTCGATGAGGTGGTCACTCACCTGCCCACCGACATCGAGCTCCTCCTGACCCATGCGCCGCCGTACGGGATGCTGGATGCTGAGGGAAACCACTACGGTTCCCGCGCCGTCCGGAGCTACATCAACGAGCGGCTCTACGTCTGGGGCAAGGTGCGTGCCCACTTCTTCGGACACGTTCACATGTCCCGAGGGAACCGGAGCGAGGCAGGGATCCTCTTCAGCAATGCAGCTCGTGGACACTTTGTGTACGAGTTGTGATAGAATGGTATGTATAGGCACATCTGTTTCCCGGACTCCGGGAAGAAAGGACTGAAGTACATGAGAACGATTCTGGCACTGGGGGTCGCCATGCTGATGCTGGCCGGCTGCCCGAACTACGGGGAGGTCAGCTGGGAGCACTGGCCGCCGACTCAGTCGGAGCCCACTCCGACCGCGACGGTCGCCGATATGTCCACCCCGCAAGCGCCGGGACCGGACATGACGACAGCCCCGACTCCTCCGGACATGGCCGTGGCTTCGAGCCCCGACATGTCCACCGCACCCGCCGACATGGCCACCACTCCGCCGGACATGACGACCGGTGGGCAGTGCGACCTCGGCCACGCCCCGCCGCCCGACATGGCGAAGCGTGACTGCGACGGCGACTGCGACGACTGCAAGCTGAAGTGTCACAAGGATCACGACGACCGAGACAAGGACAACGACGACCACCACAAGCAGTGCATCGACGGCACCCCCAAGCTCCACGATCCGAACAAGGGGCGGGACTTCTGTGACAGAGAAGACCACGACCGGCGCAAGCACTGCCAGGACCAGGACAACGACTGCGTCCTGAAGTGCAAGAAGGACAAGGACGACTGCCACAAGGGGGGCAACTAACATGATCCGCCATATCCTCATCGCAGCACTGCTGGTGTGCGTGCCCACCCTCGGCCTGACCGCGGAGCACAAGCCCGGCGAGTGCTACCAGAAGACCATCACGGTCTGCGTCCCGAAGAAGAAGAAGGTCATCAAGGCCCCCGAGGTCGTGGTCACCCCCACGCCCGAGACGGTCATCGTCGCCCCGGCCCCTGAGCCGGTGGTCGTGGAGCGGACCGTCATCAAAACCGTCCCCGGCCCGACCAAGGTCGTCGAGAAGCCCTGCACCCGGCCCCACGTGACCGAGTGCGAAGCCAAGGACAGCGACCCCCGTTTCGGCATCTACGGCGCCGCAGGCGTCGGGGTACGTGACCAGTACTACTCGGTGAACCTCGGCATCCAGGTCCGCGTCCCGAAGGCTCACCTCGGCTTCCGGATCTTCAGCGCGATCGATCGTGGCATCGGGGCCCAGGGCCTGATCTATGTCTACCAGGGCAAGAGGGTCCTGGTCCACGTCGTCGACCCCGGCATCCAGGCGACGGGCACGGTGTTCAGCTACAACAACAACACCGACGTCCCCCGCAGCCTGGACATGATCCTCGGCGCCGGTGTGCAGGTCAAGCTCAAGTGCGACCTGGCCCTGCTCATCGACTGGCGTGTGAACCTCGCCGACCCGGTCTACCTGGCCCAGAACAACGGGGTCCTGGTGTCCACCGGCCCGAACAGCGCCAGGTACCTCGACGCCCCGCACGTGGTCGGGAACTCGTTCTCCAGCTCCCAGCTGATGCTCGGTCTGCTCTGGGACCTGCCCGTCGGCAAGGGACGGTAGAGCCATGATGCGCCTACTGGCACTGGTCGTTCTTCTCGTTGGCTGTGGTGACATGCAGGCGGCACCCCAAGGTGTGGACCTGGCTCGGACGGCGGACCTCTCGGAGCCCTACTCGGGTGACGACTGGCAGCCGGACGGTGGAGATGTTCCGCAGGGCGGTGGGTATGACCCGTGCCAGTACGCCATCTGCAACAACCCCGACGACCGGGTGAAGTACTCCGACCCGGCTCCCTTCGTTCCTTCCCTCCCGCTCCCCTTCACTCCTTAGCTCCCGACATCAGGAGTTTTCCATGGATCGCGTCGATGACATCTACGGCGACGGTATCGGATACGTGCACCTTCTGGACAGCATGGGGGACGAGTTCACTCCCGCCGAGGACGCCCGCACCAGCACCAACAAGGGGCGCCTCGGTCCGGAGAAGGACGCGGCTCTCCAGGAACGTCTGACCAAGGACGCTCACACCTCCCCGTTCGAGGGGGTGGTGGTCAAGGTGGAGATCATGACCCCGCTCTTCGTCCTCAGGGAGCTGGACCGCCACCGCACGGTATCGAAGGTCGCCGACGAAGATGTGGAGATCATCACCCCTGAGGAGTCTGGCCGGAAGTGGTTCGCTCGCAACGAGATGAGCGGCCGCTACGTCCAAATGCCGAACCTCTACTACCACCCGGTCCAGGTTCGCGCCCAGAGCAAGACGAACATGCAGGGCGGCGGACCGATCCAACTGGTGGACGACGCGGTGGCTCGGGAGTTCAAGGAGTCTGGCCAGGTTCTCTGTATGATGGCCCGGGACCTCTATGACCGGGCAGTCGCTGCCGGAGTCGAGAAGGGGATCGCCCGCATCTACAACACCCAGAACCAGTACACCAAGATCAGACTCACAGGAAGCCTCAAGAACTTCTGTGACTTCCTGTACCTCCGGCTACCAGGGGTGGTGCTGTGGGAGTGTCGGAGAGTCGCCGAGGCGCTCGAGGAGCTGCTGAAGGAAGCTTTCCCCTCTCCCATGGAGCAGTGGCGCAGGAACATCTACGAAACTGTCCGACTGACCAAGGCCGATCGAGCGGCGCTGGTCGAGATGATGGACGCCTTGGGAGAGTTCGGAGACGAGTCACTGCTTCCGGCAGAGTGGCAGTCGGCCCTAGCAAAGGTGAGGGGATAGGTATCGCCATGAATGACAACCTGAACGGCAGTCACCGCAACGGTCCGCAGAACGCTGAGGATGGAGACATCCTCCCCGAGATCCGGCCCGAGCTGGTGGAAGCTGCCACACAAGCACCGCAGTTCGACAGCACGAACTACATGGCCGAGAACAAGTCTCGGTTCCCGCCGGCCCCGGGCAAGATCCCGAAGGACGCCCGGCCGGAGGAGCGGATGGCGATGATCGCCACCGGCGCCCCGATCGAACGGGTACGAGAGCTCCAGAGCCTGCCCAATCCTGGTCTGATCCAGGAGTCGATCGAGAAGCTGGGCACCGCCTTCCTGACGGGGGATCCGGAGATCGACCAGCTCTACGCGGAGTGCATCAAGTGCTTCGCCGAGAAGGGCGCCGAGTACACGGTCGGTAGCAAGGATCGCCTCGCCAACTTCAGGGGTGTCGCCCAGGACGTGGACGTCCCGATGGAGAAGGTCTGGTACACCTTCTTCAACAAGCACCTTCGCGCCCTCCAGTCGTACATCAAGAACGGCTGCACCGTGAAGAGCAACGAGCCGATCCGGAGCCGCATCATGGACCTGATCGTCTACCTCACCCTCTTCCACAAGATGAGCCTCGAGATCGAGCGGAAGCGCGAAGAGGCGCTCCGGGCAGAACACGGTGTCATCTCGTAGGATCCTGTAGTATAATAGGATCAGATGGCACACGCTTGCATGGAGGGTTCGATGGAAGAGACCGAGAAGAAGTGGGAACGACAGCACCGGGAGCAGACCGAGTTCCTGGCGTCCATCGGGCAGAAGTACCCGCCCTGTGGCTTCTCCATCGGTGACGGCTGGAAAGAGCCGGTCTTCGAAGCCCTACGGAAGGTGGCTGCGATCGCCAAGGAAGCCGGGCTGGAATGGGAGCTCGCCCAGGTGAAGCAGAAGTTCTGCCAGCTCCGCATCTACATCGACGTGGAGACCCCGGGCGTCACCCGTGAGAACCACAACTCGGAGACCAATCCCTGGCTCTTCGAGGAGAACCATCCCCTCCACGCCAAGTACGACGAGATCCACGCGGCCATCGGCGTGGCCGAGAGCGCCTGCAACGTCCGCTGCGAATCATGCGGTGGAGACACCAAGGGCGGCGCGGCCTCGGGCTGGAAGGGCTGCACGGCCTGCAAGGCGGCGGAGAAGCGGGAGTACGAGAAGAAGTACCCCGGCGAGAAGTGGGAGGACTAGATGCCCTGTCGTGACGACTGGCCTTCGCCCACCGGGGCACAGGCACGTAGCCAAAGAGCGGCCCAGCTTCTCGTCTCTCTCTACGAGAAGATGGGGAAGCCGGTCACCAGCTCCCTGAAGAACGACGCCAAGGACTGCTACTGCAACACGGACCACGTGAAGGTCCTATGCGCGATCCTGAAGGCGATGAGCGAGGGGGAGCGGGACGTCTACCTCTACGATCCACGGGACCGCAAGGCCCGGGCTCTGGCCGACTGGTGGGAGGACCACCTGGAGTCCGACCGGCAGCGGGAACAGGCGGAGAAGAAGAAGACCCAGCTCAAGAAGCTCCGCCTCAGCGCCTTGAAGAAGCTGACCAAGGCCGAGATCGTGGCACTGGACATCTCGGAGTACAAGATCATCCAGTGGGAGAAAGAAGAGGAGTAACATGGACCCGCTCCGTTGGGCAAAGTTCTTCGCCGTAGTGAAGCACGGCAACCAGACGTACTCAGGTTGTCTCCCCTACAGCCACCACCTGGCCGCCGTGGAAGCGGTGCTCCGCCGCTTCGGAGTGGACATGCAGTACTTCTTGGAAGCCGCCTGGCTCCACGACGTGGTGGAAGACACCAACACGAAGCTCAAGGAGATCTACGAGTTCTTCGGCCCCGAGGTTGCAGACTTGGTCGGAGCCGTGACCAACGAGCCCGGGGCAAACAGGAAGATCAGAGGGATGCTGACGTACCCGAAGATCCGTGCCGTGAAGGGCGCCACTCGGCTGAAGCTGGCGGACCGCATCGCCAACGTCGAGCAGGGCGGGAAGCTCGTCGACATGTACCGCAAGGAGTACGAGGACTTCAAGAGGAACCTCTTCGTCGCCGGCGAGAACGAGGACATGTGGAACCACCTCGACGGGATTATGAAGGAGGAAGCATGAAGATTCTCGTCGACCAGGACGAGGTGCTCGCCGAGTGGGGCAAGCGCATCCTCGAGTGGTACAACCTCGACAAGGCCATTGAAGCCAGGGAACAGAACCTCCCAGCCCCGCGGGTCTTCACCCTCGAGGACATGAAGCACTGGGAGCTGAAGATGAACCTCGGCCCCGGCAGTGAGGTCTACCTCAGGAACTACATGAGGTACCCGAACTTCTACCAGGACCTGGAGCCCGTCGAGGGAGCCATCGAAGGGATGAAGGCCCTCATCGACGCTGGCCACGAGGTCAAGATCGTGACCTCCATTCCCAAGTGCGCCGGCCTGGCGTACGAGGGGAAGCTGCAGTGGCTGCGTGAGTACATGCCCTTCTTCCCCCTGAAGAAGTTCTACGCCGTCAGTGAGAAGTATGAGGTGAAGGGCGACCTCCTTCTCGACGACGGTCTCCACAACCTCACTCCTTTCCAAAGTGTGGGTGTCGCCGTCGCCTTCGACCGGCCGTGGAACCAGAGCTGGACCGGACCGCGCGTCAAGAGCTGGCCGGAGTTCGTTAAGTTCGTAGAGTTTGCCAAGAGCATCCGCTCTCACGGTGAACCTACTTAAATCTCCAACGCCACAACATTCCAGGAGGAAACCATGGCGAAGCGCCGCACGACCAAGACCGAGAAGCTGCTCCGAGAGATCCAGAAGGCCGGCAAGACCGGGCTCTCCCACAAGGAGATCGTCAAGTTCCTGCTTCGTGGCACCGGCCGCAAGTACGGCCCCGAGACGCGTCGGCTCTTCGACTCGCGCCTCTACGGCACGAACAGCCGCAGCGGCGTCCTCGAGCGTTGCGACCGCAACTTCAAGAACGGCAACTACACCCTCTCGAAGAAGGCCACGACCGAGGGTCCCTTCACCGAGTCGCTGGCCCAGCCGGTGTTCTCCGCCTACGAGCCGTCCTACACGGACGAGGACTACACCTACTAGTCCTTCCCAAGGAGGAGGTTCCGTGGTATAATGTAACCATGGGCCTCCAACCTTCCCAGCTCAGAGCTTATCACAAGCTCTCCTCTCACCACCGAGCGGACGTCCTCCGGGTCGCCTACGTCTCGTGCTTCTACTGCCTCCGCCACTTCTCCCCCAAGAAGAAGAAGATCAAGGAATGGTGTGACGATGACCAGACGGCGATCTGCCCGTACTGTGGCATCGACGCCATCCTACCAACCCACATGGGAACGGAAGCGCTGCAGGACATGCACGACTACTGGTTCTCTGTCGTGACAGGAAAGGGCTACCAGATGAGAAAAGGAAGAGCACTGGCCAAGATCAAGGCCGTCATCCTCGAAGAGGACAAGATCGACATCAACGACCTCGCCTACAAGGCGCACAACATGGCCTGCGAGAAGGGCTTCTGGGACGACCTGAAGGAGGAGCCGGGCAGGCTTACCAGCATCGGGGCCAAGATCGCCCTGATCCACTCCGAGGTCTCCGAGGCGATCGAGGAGTACCGCAACGGCCATCCCCTGGACGAGACCAGGATCGAGGACGGGAAGCCGGAGGGCTTCGGTGTGGAGCTCGCCGACGTGATCATCAGGGTGTGCGATCTCGCCGCCCGAGCGGGCGTCAATCTCGGCGCCTGCATCAACCTCAAGATGAGGTACAACGAGACCCGACCCACGAGGCACGGGGGAAAGCTGATCTGATGGCCAAGAAGAGCTACAAGACCAGACCCTTCAAGGGACCAAGCGACTTCATCTGCCCGATCCACAAGGAGACGGTCACGATGAAGAACCGGACCAGGATCGACGAGGACACAGGCAGGGCGAAGAGCGCCGGCTCCTACCTCTCATGCCCCAAGTATGGCGAGTGCCACTACTGGGTCTCTCCCTTCAACAGCCAGGGAGCCATGGTCGCCGTGATCGAAGAACAAGGAGAAGGACGATGAAGAAGCTCTTGCTCATGCTCTGTGCCCTGCTCGCCCTGTCGGGCGTGGCCGAGGCGAAGAAGAAGAACTGGCTCTTCAGGGGCTACAACAAGCTGGGTGCCCAGCTGAACGTGGGGGCGCCTGACGGGGCGGGCGTGGACGCCGTCATCCGTCCGCTGAAGTTCCTCCGGTTCAACGTCGGCGGGACCACGGACATCGCCAGCGGCGGCATCCGGGCCGGGGTGACCGTCGCCCCTTTCTACTACGTGTCGCCCTCGGCGACGATCGAGGGTGGCTACCAGTTCCCGGGGAACTTCAACCGGGTGGTGGCGATGTTCGCCTCGGACCCGAAGAACCCGCTGCTGAACTCGGTGGGCTACGGCTACGTGAACTTCCACGGTGGGCTGGAGTTCGGCCACCCGAACTGGTTCATGTTCGGGATCAGGGCGGGATACAGCTACATCGGGACGCAGACCTCGGGGCTGCAGACGTACATCAACCAGAACTCCAAGGGAGTGGACCTGAAGGTGCAGGAGGTCGGACTGGGCGTCTGGACCCCCAGCGCGAAGATCAACTTCCTTGTGTGGTTCTAAAGGAGTGGAGTCATGAAAACAATCCTTTCGACGATCCTCGTTCTTTCGACGTGCTTTGCGGTGGGTGGATGCGTGGTAATCCAGGCGACGGAGCCGAGCGCCTGCCTGAGCCAGAGCGTCAGCATCCCCGGAGCTCCAAGCCAGGTCGGCAACGCGGTCGGCACCGTCAGTGAAAGCAAGACCTTCGAGCAGGACCTGAGCGGGGCACCGACGGACCTGGTCACCAGCCTGAAGCTGACGGGCGGCCAGATCTCCCTCCAGGGCTCCAGCCTGGACTTCCTCGACGAGGTCAAGGTCACTCTCCTCGGTGACAACCCGGTGGTCCTGGTGGACGTGAAGCCGGCGCCTGGAGCCACCTCGGTCGCCATCCCCGCCCTTCAGGAGAACATCGTGAAGTACCTCCAGGGGGGCAAGGTGGAGCTGCAGTTGGACGTCACCGGACGTCTGCCGACGCAGGACTTCGATCTGGAAGTGGGCCTGTGCGTTTCGGCCGAGGTCGACAAACAGATCGGTCTCTGATCCGCTATTTACCTTCATGCCCTCGAAGTACACCCGCCCCACGCCGGCAGACATCGCCCGTCGGATCTACGGGACCTTCACCTCCATTCTCCATACCGATCACGGGATAGACGAAGAGGAATGGGACCACATGCCCGATGAGCTCAGGTCGGCCTTCATCGAGGCGGTGGACATGGTGGTCAAGGAAGAGCTGGAGACCATCGCCAACGTGTTCGACCGAGAGGTCAACGAGGTAGCAGGACGGAAGGCGCAGGCCATCGCCGACGAGATCGTGGCCTCCACGCCCCCGCCCCAGCCATCAAACGCCCCGCCCATCCCATGCTACTACTGCGGGAAGAGGCGGGCGATCAAGTGGAACGCCTGCGCGGAGTGTCTAAGACCATGAGCGAAGAGACGAAAGTCCCTACCCAGTACATCCTGATCCGGAAGGACCTGCCCATCGAGAAGCAGATGGTGAACGTGGGGCACGCCGCCGGAGAGTCCATCCTGAAGGCTCCCATCGACAAGAGGACCCGCATCCGGCTCCTGTGGGTGGAGAACGAAGAGGAGCTGATCTCCTACTTCAACAAGCTGAAGGAGAAGGGCTTCCCTGTGGACATCGTCTACGAGCCAGACCCGCCCTACAACGGGGCGGCTATGGCGGTCGGCACCGATCCCATGCTCGAACGGGTCAGCGCCCTCTCCAAGGTCGTCTACCACCTGAAGTCTGTGAGGTTCGAATGAGCGAAGACACCAAGACTCCCGAAGAAGAGAAGCCGCTGGACATTGACGGCTTCAGGTACTTCTACTCCCGTGCCTATCTGCTCCCGATCGACAAGGAGCTCTTCGGTCTCTACCGCAGCATGATCGCCGAAGAGGTGGCGACCGGCAAGCGGGAGAAGACCGGGAAGCCCGTCGGTCCGATCAAGATCCTCAGGAAGAAGCTGCCCTCGGACAAAGAGGAAGCGGTCCGCGTCCGGACGGTACACCCGAAGACGGGCGAGAGTCTGGAGCTGGTGGAGTGGGAAGGATAGAGGAAGCCGAGAGGGTCCTCGAAGAGTGTGAATGTCGTCAGCCACCCTACCTCGACTGCTGCGAGGGGGAGGGCCCGACGACCACGCAGCTCTGCCACTGTCTTCCGCTTAGACGGGCAGTCCTAGAGCATAGATGGGAGGAGCGGTATGGGTCTCATAGTCTTCGCCGTGATGGCGTTCGTCTGGCTGGTCTTCATCCCGAAGGGAGGCGACCATGAGTAAGAAGGTCCACGAGGTCAAGGTCTACTCCGAGAGCGGGGACGACATCCCTCCCCAGGAGCTCGCCAGGCTCCTCGGAGACCTCCGGTACGACGCCATGGCCG